TTTATAGGAGGTAAGTCCATATGTTTCCTAACGATTTATGGATCGTTGATCCTTATAAAGGAAAATTGATGACAGTTGTAAATGACGTACCATCTGAAGTAGTTCAAATCGAATCCACTTCCGATGTGTCTAATGTTTCCACTACTGTGAAAACTACAACTGTAAACACGACTACTACGAAATATGATGGCACTGTAGAATCTAATGAAGAATCTACTGTTGAAACTACTCGTACTGGTAACTTAGCTAATACAGCTTTAGAACCTTCTTCTGTAATGGTATCCCAAGACCGTGTAAGCGTATTCGTTGCTTCCCGTTCTAAAAACTGTGTTTACCACTACAAGAAAAATTCTGATTCTGGTAAAATGGAATTGTTCCAAAAAATTACAGTAGGTACTCAACCATTTGCAATGTGTGAAGACCCTCATGGTAACGTTTACGTTGCTAACTATGGCGACAACACTGTATCCAAAATCGAAGTTCCTTCATTCAAAAACAGCGTAGCTACAGCTGGTGAAGAAGGTCAAGACAAAGTAGTTAAAACTATTTCTGTTTCTGCTGGTCCTCGTGATTTAGTATCTGATGAAGAAGGTACTATCTGGGTTGCTTGTTACTTGAGCCACAAAATCGATTCCAAAACTGGTGCTGATTTAGGTGGTATTGTATCTAAGATCGTTAATGATACTGTAGTAGATTCTATTACTGTAGGTCTTAACCCAGCTGCTATCACTTGTGATGAATCCAATACTATCTGGGTTGCAAACTCTGGTTCCAACACAGTATCCCGTATTGTTAAATCCAAGAAAATTGCTGATTACCAAGTAGGTGCTCGTCCTATGGCGTTGGTTTGCGATTCTTACGGTAACGTATTTGTTGCAAACTATGATGGTGACTCTGTAACAGTTATTGAAACTTCTACTAAAGCTATTGCTACTGGTAACAACGTAACTAATATCCCTGTAGGCGATGGTCCTAATGCTATCGGCGTAAACATGGAAGATGACATTTATGTTGTTTGCGGTCTTGAAAATACAGTTCGTAAAATTGTTGAAAAACAAGTAGTTTCCGTAATTGCTGTATGCGATTCCCCTGTTGCATTTGGTGACTTCACTGGTTGTGCTGCTTACAATACTCAAAACGTAATGGCTAAACCTGAAAAAGGTACAACTGATGAAAAAGTTCAAGCAGCTTTAGACAAAGTTAAAAATGCTGAAACTGCAGTTGCTGATATGCAAAAGAAAGTAACTCAAGCAGTTGCTGACGTTTCTGAAGCTAAAAACTCTGCTGCTCTTGCTACAGAAAAAGCTGCAGAAGCTACTGCTAAAGCCAAAGAAGTTAAAGACGCTTTAGATAATACTGATGGTCGAGTTACTACTGTTGAAGGTACTCTTGAAACTACTAAAGCAAAAGCTGAAGAAAATGCTACAGCTATTGAAGGCATCAAAGAAGCTGCTCAAACAGCTAAACAAGCTGCTGATGAAGAAGCTGCTAAAGTTGCTGCTTTAGAAAAACAAGTTAAAGAATTATCCAAACCTAAATTGGATGTAAAAGTTACAGCATCTGAACCAATCGAAGGTTCTACTGATACTAAAGTAACTTTCACAATTGGTAACAAAAAAGTTACTCCTACAAAAGCTCCTACAGTTACTCTTCAAGATGTAGAAACTCCTGTAGTTACTACTAAAGTATCTGAAGGTGTATTTGCTGCTACTATTCCTAATGCTAAATTAGGCTCCACTGTTACATTCACAGTTGCTGTTGACGAAGTAGAAGAAAACAACTTGACTCAAGATGTTTACATTGAATCCGCTGCTGGTTTAGCAGACAAATTCACTACATTCGCATGTGGCTTTGTTGCTATTGATAAAGCTAATGCTATTCAATGGGATGCTGCTCAAAACAATGTAGCTGCTGACTTCTTCAATACTGTAACAGGTGCTAATGAATGGAAATTCAATGCAGATTCTAAGAAAGTAGAATCCAAATTCTTACCTGTAGTTGCTGGTAAGAAATTCTTCTATATTGCTGTAGAAACTGCATACGCTGCTGCTAATAACGTTGCTGATCGTTTATTCTTGAATAAATTCAAAGCAACTTTAACTGAAGTTCCTGCAGTTACTGCTGGCGATTTAGCTGGTAAGAAAGTATTCTTGTTCGAATTGAACGAACCTACTAGCTTATTGCTTGAATATGCTAACCTTGATTTCTAATAATTAAATTATCATATTCTCATGGGAGGAAAGGTGATCCTTCCTCCCATTTAAATACACAAATTATATTTCATATATAGAAAGGAACCTGATTATGTCTAATAAAAATGGCATTAAAGTATTTGCTCCTTTTGTAGCTCCTGAAGGAACTCCTGTTGCTTATGCATCTGACATTGCTGGTTGTAATCGTATTGTTGCTACCAAAGCAGACCTTTTAACTATTCCTACTTCTCTTTTAGAAGTTGGTATGTCTGTATTTGTTCAAGACGAAGCAAAAGATTACCGCTTAGCTAATAAATCTGAAGTGCCTGTAGCTTCTGATTGGACTTCCGCTGCTCCAACTGCTGCTGATATCAAAGTTGCAGAAGATAAAACTTTAGCTGATGTATTAATCACTAAAGAAGAAGTAGCTACTAAAATTGCTGATGCTACAAATGCTGCTGGTGAAACTTATCAAACTAAAGCAGATGCATTGGCTGCAAAAACTGCTTTAGAAGAATCTATCCATGCAGTATCCACTGCTGGTTTATCTGAAGAAACTAAACAAGATATTCAAGCTGCTAAAGATGCTGCTGCTACTCTTGCTGGTTTCCAACAAACTTTAGATCAAACTAAAACAGAATTGACTCAAAAAGTTGAAGAAGCTAAACAAGCTGCTTTGACTCAAGAAGACAAAACTGCTATTGCATCCATTGCTGATGTAAAATCCACTGCTGAAGCTGCTAAAGCTAAAGCTGAAGAATTAGAACCTAAAGTTACTGAAGCTAAAGAAGCTGTAGATACTTTGAAAACTAAAGTAGAAGCTCTTCCTAATTCTGATGCTGTAGATGCAAAAATCACTACTGCTAAAGAAGCTATCAATAACTCCATTGATTTGGTAAAAGATAGTGTTGCTGCTTTGAAAACTGTAGTACAAGGTTCTGAAGATGGTACTACTAAAGGTTTAGATGCTAAAATTACAGAAGCTAAACAAGAAGCTGCTGATAACTTAGCTGCTGCTAAACAAGCTTTGGAACACTCCATTGAACAAGCTGCTACAGCTGGTCTTCCTGAAGAAACTAAACAAGATATCCAAGCTGCTAAACAAGCTGCTACTAAACTTACAGAAATCACTTCTAAAGTTGATGATGCAGTATCTAAAGCAACTGATGCTGATACTAAAGTTGGTACTTTGGAAACCAAAGTTACTGCATTAGAATCTTTCAAAACTGATGCTGAACCTAAATTGGCTGCAGTAGACACTGTTAAAGAAGCTGTAGATACTTTGAAAGATACTACAGTTCCTGCAATTGATGCTCGTGTAACTACTTTAGAAGGCAAAGCTGCTCCTACAGATTTCACTGAAGACCAAAAGACTAAGTTAGATGAAATTCTTACTGGTAAACATTATGCAACTGCAGATGATATTAGTAATGCCAAAACTGAACTTAAAAATGAATTAGCTACTCAAGATTCTGTAACTCAACTTACTAACCAAACTCTTACAGCTGCTGAAGGTAAAGTAACTGAAGCTAAAGAAGAGCTTGAAGGTAAAATTACTGAATTGGGAACAAAAGTAGATGGTATCCATGTACCAGATACTTCTACTTTAGCTACTAAAGCACAATTCGCAGATACTTTAAGCTTAAAGCAAATCGATCCAATTATAGATGTTAAACAGTCAAAAGATATTCAATCACCATATGGAAATTTCAGCTATACTGTTGGTGTAAAAATTGGTGGCGTAAAAATCGGTTATGTAACATTAAATGATAGCACTACAACTATGGAAGATGGTACAGTATCAAAAGATTACGCTGGCTATTACATGATAACTAATACTGATCCTATTACATCTTTAAAAGTTGGCATTTATGTAGCAGCTGATGATCATAGCAGCCCTATCATTGAAAGAGTATTGGAAATCGATCCTTCTAAATTCGTTAATGAAGATAAATATATCTTTGTAGCAGAAACTAACGATAATGGCGATTTAGTATCTAGAAACATTACAGCTGTTACTAAATTAGAAGACAATATCTCTGATTATAACTTTAAAATTGATTTGAAAGCATCTACTGGTACTAGTACAAATCTAATCATTGGGATGCTTGCTAGAACTGCTGGAGAAGAGTTTGCAGACTTGGCAGCATGTTCTACTGTAAATGGTCAATACAACTTATTTGCGAAAACAGAATTTACAGAAATTTCTGATAAATTAAATTCTTTTGTAAGAACAAAAGATGGTGGGGTTATTGCTGGAAGCGGCAGTAATAGCTTTAAAGCTATTAAGTTGAAAACTCCATTAACTCCAGATGGACAAAATGATACTTATATCGTAACTTACCATAGACCTGTTAATCACGGCTAATTAAAAAACCAAGATGTACAAGGAGAGTAATTCTCCTTGTACACATCTTATTAATGGTTATGAATATCAATAAGTTACTTATATATGGAGGTGTTACTAACTTATGGCACTTAATGACAACTCTTTTGTTATGTCGGTTAATAACCAAAATAACCTGATTGAAAATAAAGGTAGCCTTCCTGTAGCAGATAGTAATGAAATCAATGGTGGTAGAATGATTGTAGATACCACTGCAGACCGTAATAGAATTAGAGCTACTAAACGTAAAGCTGGTATGGAAGTATTTGTGCTTGAAACTCAAACTCCATATATATTACGAACTAATGATATCAGTAAAGAAGTAACAGTAGATGATGATTGGACTATTTTGAAATCTTCATCTGCTTTATCTTCTGATAGATTATCTACTGCAAGAACCATTAATGGGGTACCATTTGATGGAACTGCCGATATTGAACTCCCAGCAGAATTCTATACTGCTAGAGAGATTGTAGAAATCTTTGATAATGGTAAGATCACTCTTAAAAGAGCTTATGACTTATTACTTCCAAGATTTGCTACTAGAATCTCTAATATGATTTCTGATGAAAGATCTACTCTTGGTGAAGATAACTCTAAAAATATCTCTGCAAATGTTGGTGATACATTAAGGGTTGATACATTTGATCTAGTAAAATCTATTAAGACTCCTTTGTATCAAACTTCTTATACTACTACTAAGATCAATGATCATATGAGAGATTATAATCTCATTCTAACATCCGATCAAGGTAGTGATGTTCCATTAGGAACAGAATTCCCAGCAGCTATTTCTTCTACTTATACATTGAGAGATACTTATACTTCTGGTATTTCTTTGAGCTGTGTATTTGAGTCTAATAGAGTTACATACTTTAATATTCTTAGAAGAAGAAATATGTCTGAAGCTTTACAAGAAATCAGACTCACTCCTCAAGGAACTTCTTCTTTCAATATCACAGTGGCATTTAAAATCAACAGTGGTAATTTAGAAGATTCTATTGCTATCTTTGTTGCCATCCCATACAAGACTGCAGATAATAATGTAGCCAAATTCCAATATAAATATGCTAGACTTACCAAAAACAATCCTGGATCTTTGGTATACGAAGGAAGAATGGATGGTATTACAGGAAGTTATTACGACTTCTTAAATAATACAGATGGTGAATTAGATAACTTTGCTGTTCCTATTACTATTATCTCTAAAGACAGTGAAGTTTCTGCTGCCCTTAAAGCTCTTTAATAGTATTAAGAAAGGAAAGAGTAATGAAACTAATTACTTTAGATAATCTAAATTTTGCTCTTGGATTGGTTGCTAATAGAATCCATACTCAATGGACTACTTTTACAAATCTATTGAATGGCAAAGTTGATAAAGTTGAAGGAAAACAATTATCTACTAATGATTTCTCTAATGAGTCTAAACAAACTTTAGAAGACGTAGAAAAGAAGTCCGTTGGTATTGAAAATATTTCTATAAACGAAGATGGTGTTATGACAGTTAAAAACATCCACGGTGATGAGGCTAATAAAGCTTCTGTAGAAGTTCATGCTGTTGCAGCTGGTAAATTAAAGACTCCTAGATCTATCAATGGTGTACCATTCGATGGTAGTGAAAATATTGTAATCAATTCTGGTGGTACTAGTGATATCGCTGCTGAAGAAAGCGAAATTAGAGATCTATTCACAACTAGTGAAACTCATTCTAATGAGGACACACATAGCAGCCCTAGCCCTTATAACCCACCATCTATGTAATATAAGAAAGGATAATTTAAAATGGCTGTTAAAAAGAATTTTATTGTGTTTAGCACACTAACCACACCAGACCCTGCTAATGACTCTTTTCCTATTATGATAGATGAAGATATGGCTGGTGGATTAAGAACTGTACAACACAAAGCAGATATGCTTGCTATTCCAGAAGAACGTCGTAAAGTTGGTATGGAAGTATATGTAGTAGGAGATCAAAAGAAATATAGATATGTCTCTGAAACTTATGGTCCTACTACAACTATTGATGCTTGGGCAGAAATTAAAGAAGGTGCCGACAATCCAACTCCTACTATTGAAACTGTCAATAATAGCGAAATCAGTTTACCAGATATATTGTAATTTATAGAAAGAGGTATATGAATGGCTAAATTTGTTAGTCTTGATAACTTAAAGACATTCCTAGCAGAACTTCGTAAACTATTTGTAGTTCAAGAATCTGGTAAGACTTTGTCTACAAACGATTATACTACTACTGAAAAAGACAAACTTGCTACAATTGAAGCATCTGCTCAAGAAAATAAAATTGAATCTATTACTCTTGGTACAAGTGTACTTCCAATCGTTGGTAAGAATGTAACAATTGATACAATGCCTGCTAATGAAATCAAATCTATGCTTCAACGCATTCCTAAATTTGATATTCAAGTAGTAACTGCATTGCCTACTCAAGATATTGGCGCTTCTACTATTTATCTTCTTAAGAATCCTGCAGAACAAAACCAAAACTTATATACAGAATATGTGTATATTAACAATGCTTGGGAACAATTAGGTTCTCAAGTTGTAGATTTAACAAATTATGCATTGAAATCAGAAATCAAAACTAAGACTTCTGAATTGATCAATGATGCTGGTTTCAGTAAATCTAAAGACTCTGCAATTCCTATCTATAAGATTGAAGATAAAGGTGCGGTAACTACTCTATCTATTACTAAAGAAAACTTATATGAATCTAGTGTTTATAAAGTTAATTTAGATGGTAGCCAAGGTGCTGAATTCGAATTAGAACTTCCTAAGAACTTAGATGCTGGTATGTATACTGTATACGTTGATGCTATCTGGAACCAAAATAAATTAAAGATGGCCCAAAATACAATTGTATTCAGTAATGAATTACGTTTCCCTACTATTAAAAAATTCAATGATGATGCTGCCAAAACAGTTGGTGAAGTAGTATTCACATTTAGAACATTTGATGGTGGTGCTACTTGGTTATGCGAACGCTGTGACCAATATTATGTGGCAGTTAGAACAGTAACTCCAGCTAATGGTACTATTACAGTTAATGGTAACTCTGCTCCTGAAAGTCGTTTCAGAGTTGGTACTGATGTAACTATTGCTGCTTCTTCTAACCCTGGTTACATGGTTTCCGAACTTCATGTATCTAGCGAAGAAGATACTGACCAACCTTAATTTATAAAAGATCTGATCTTTAGTAAATAAACATCTAAGAGGGTGGGTTAATTTCCTACCCTCTTTATTTTAAGATTTAATCACTTGGAGGATTATAAATGTTAGGCTTAACAACAGTTGCTAAATATAAATCTTTGGAGAAAAGATGTAAAGAATTAGAAAATCTTAACTCTTCTTTATTAGAAGATAAAGCTCGTAAAACTAATCGTATCGCTAAACTAGAAAAAGATAAAAGAGATCTTATTGAAGAAAATAGTGGAATCAAAATTAGATTGCAAGAACTTAATGAATTCAATCTAAAACTTCAAGAAACTTTAACTGAAGTTTCTAATAAAGCACAAGAGTTACAAACTCAAGTGGAAGAATTAGAAAGTGGTTTACAACGTCAAATTAATGAGTATGGTAAAGCTACAAGAAATATTGCTGAACTTTCTCTTAAAGTTGAAAATCAATCTAAAGAGATCCAAGAATTAAAAGAGCAATTGGAATCTACCAAAAGTATCGACACTGATAAAAAGGTGGAGCAAACTAAAACTCCAGTTATTAAAAGAAAACAATCTACTTCTAAAGCTAAAAAAGTTGTAAAAGGAAAAACAACTACTACTACTAAAAAGAAAGCTGCTAGTAGAACTAAGAAACAATAGAGTAAGCTATTATTATAATAGCAGTTCTTATTTCATTTAGTTATGGAAAGGAAAATTCGTAATGCTTGGATTGTATACGACTACGCAATATAGAGCATTAGAGTCTCAATATAAGAAAGCTGATAAGCTTGCTCAAGAGTTACAAGAAAAAGTTGACGATCTAGAATCTCAAATTGGATCTTCTCAACTTTTAAATGAATATAAAAGTTTAAAAGAACAACATGATGCTCTTGTAACAAAAGAAGCTATTGAAGCTAAGACTATCGAAGCTCTTGATATTGCTATTCAAGATTATAAGACTAAGATTGCATCTATTAATACAAGTAATCCTTCTACGACTACATTAGTTGAATCTAAAGCTAAAATGACTGATGTAGCTAAAGAACTTAACAAGTATAAAGATGAAATCAAGGACTTAAAAGACAAAGTTATTAAACTTAGCAAAGACAATAGCGAACTTACTGCTAGTAATATTGATTATAAAAATAAGGTTGAAAATCTTAATAAAGATTTCAACTCTGCTTCTCTCAATGTTGCTAAAGCAGAAAAGAAAGCTAATGAAGTTGCTGAGATTAATAGAAATCTCATGAAATCGCTTACTGACTTAAAGTTTGAGAATGAAAATCTTGCTAAAGATAAGAATGCTCTTACTGTTAAAGAAGCTGCTTATAAAAATAGAATTGCAGAATTAGAAGCTGAAGCTGAAAAGCTTCGTAAAGAGGCTAGTGCTGCTAAAGTTCTAGAAGAAGATAAAGTAGATGCTTCTAAAGGAGAAGTAGTTACGATTCATGTAAAACAAGAAGATGGTGTAGTATTTAAAGCCAATGGTAAAGTAATCAAAGACTTTGTTCAATTCTACAAAGGTTCTTCTGTAACAATCGAATGCTATAAAGATGGGAAACTATCTGATAGCTTTATTTTAGAAGAAGATTAATTTCTTCATATTATTTTCTCGGAGGTTAATATAGCATGGCTAAAATTATCGACAAAGTTATTTTCAATAACATCAAAGAAGAATTGATCAACAACGTAAACGAAGTTGTTACTAATCAATCCAAAAAATATTTCACTCGTTGGTTGAAAGAATCTGGTATTCCTCAACTAAAAGAAATCGCTGACGTTTATACAAATAAACTTAAAGAAGATGCAACTAAAGAAGCTGGTTGGAGCAAAATCCGTGATGGTGTTGTACTTCCAATCTGCATCGCTGTAGCTTTGAATGTTATCGATTCTGTAATCGGTAAAATTATTGAAAAGACTGACGAAGAAGAAGTTCAACAATAATTGCACTAATAACCCATCAAGTATCTTAATTGATACTTGATGGATTTTTGTGATTTTTTGACAATAAGTAATGAAATTACTGTATTTAAAAGAATAGTGGTGAAAAAATGTTAGTTCTTCCTAAAACCCAACGACCTAAAGATATAAATGCTATGATCGTTGTAGATAGAGGGGAAAAGAAGAATAGAAAAACTATTCTTGATCCAACTCTTCCATTTACTTTTGAAGGAATAATGAATAAACTTAATGATTGGCATTTATGCTTAGTGCACCACAATGTCAATGAATCAAGAAGAGAAAAAAATATAAAATATACTATAAAATTCTTTAGAGATGATTATAGAGTAGAACCAGAAAAGGTTAATGTAATTACTCAATTAAGCTATCCAACAAATGATAAAGAATATAATAGTGATACAGCTATACTTATTGGAAAGGTTCCAGAAGTATTAACTGAATCTTATATAGATGAACCATTTGTTTCTATACCTCTTAAACTTATTAAGAAATTGGACTCTTTTGGTCCTATTAATGCAGATGGTATATTGTGTTCATTACAAATCAATCCATCTTCTGAAGATGATATAGAGAAGGTATACTACAATATGGAAGCAACAGGCTACGAATGTTCTAATACTGTTGGTATCTTTGAATGGATTATCTCTGATAAAGAAAATGGTAAAGGTAATGTATACTATCGTAAAACAATTTATTTAAGACCAGACAATAACCCCTATCCTGATATCGTTCCTGGTAAGGATATAGATGATGACGATTATGAAGAATAGGAGATGATTTGATTGTTTAGAAAAAGAAATTATTTTAATATAATTAGATTTACCGATACAGGAATATCTGATGTTGGTATTAATAAAGATACTTGGGCGAAGAATGGTTCTATATCTTTTGAGAATTATGCAGCTATCCAAGATCCTTATATTAGTACAAGATTTAAATCTTGTTATTGTTTGAATGAAAATTCTTATTATCAAAATGATGCTGAGTGTAAATTAGAAAAAGATGGAAGGTTTGCAATATCTTTCTGGTTCAAATTACACAACTCTGCTATTATTGATTTTGATAATAATAAAAATTCCTATATACCAGGTGTAGAAGTAAGTGATGAAAATGGAAACAATATCAAACTTATTCCAGCATATCATGGATCTATTCCTGGTAAACCATCTGTTGCATTATTGATTAATGATAAACTGATCTACGACTGTCCTTATACTCCAGATAATGAATGGCATAATATATTATTCTCTAGAGGGGAATTAATTGTAGAACGTTTATTCTTTGATGGTAAAAAATGGTGGGAATATCCTGATGGACATGAATTTGGTCGCATTTTAAAGAATATTAAGCTCGGGAATCCATATGGCGCGCCTAAATCTGGAGCATATGAATATGAATTAGATCAACTACACGTTTGTAATGATAGTACCTACACTGATGATTTTGAATTAGTCGATATTAGACAAACTGTAGAAAGATTTCCACCTGAATTAATAGAACTTCCAGATACTAATACTAGAATAGAACCTAATTATGTATATGGAGCTCCATTTAATTACAATGCAAATCATACTAGATGGGATAATGTAGTAGACAATGTAGAAATCACAAGACCAGTGTATTTTAAAAAATCTGATACAGCTGATCTTAAGATGAAAGAGAAGATTCTCTTTGATGAAGATAATGAGACTGCTCATAGCAATTTCAAATTTTATTCATATCCTGAAAAAGAATAAATACTGGGTAGAGTCATTATGACTCTACCCAATAATTTTATGATTATTCTAATATATAAATTTTTTATTATAAATGATCAGGTGGGGCTACTGTATCTTCATGATGACTACTTAAATCATCTTCCATTCCAAATAATGGATACCAAGTAGATGCCATATAACCATGATTTTGGGAATAGAACACATCATCAATATGGAAACCATCTACAATTTCATATTGATCTGTAGTCAATCCAGTTCTAGTAAGATCAAAACCTTCTGGAACATTTTTGAATTTAATCTTTTTCTTTAACTTAGTACAACCTGTGAACATATTATCGCAGTTTTCAGCATAAGTTAAATCGAATACCCCATTAATCTCTTCTAAGTTTTCACAGGATCCAAACATGAAACTGAAATTCTTAACAGCTGAAGTATTCCATGTAGATAAATTCAAACTCTTTAAATTCTTACAATTAAAGAAAGCATGCTCCATATTTTCTACATTACTAACATCCCAAGTTGTAAGACCTATTGCTAATTCCAATGCTTCACAATTAGAAAAGAAGTAACTAATATTCTTACATGTGCCTGTTATTTTAAGACCAGAAACTGCATCAAACCATCTTAATTTTTTACAGTTATTGAAGAACATTTGAGCACTCTCTGTCTTAGAAATAGAGAATCCAGCAGCCTCTGTACTTGGATATGCACTACTAAATAACTTTTCAATATTTCTCCATCTTAAGTTTTCCATATTAGTGAATGGACCACCTAAGTTCATCATCAAATATTTTGGAAACTTGATAGGGAGATTTTGGCGAGTCCACCAATCATAAGATTGAGGAGCATTGATTTTATCTAATTCATCTTTTACTAGATTATTTTCAGGATCTCCAGGAGTGGTATAAGTAGCATCATTAAAATTAGTTATAGTTTTATAATTTGAAATCTTATTAACTGCCCAAAAATCTACATTTCTAATGAAATCGGATTCTTCAGGTTCTTTCTTTTTTTCTGTTACACGAATTGTAACACCTTGAAAAGAAGGATCAGTACCTATAGATTTCAGTTCATGAGTTTGTTCGTTTGCCATAATTCCTCACAAAATTAATAATCAGTGATATTTATAGGAAGATTTTTAATTGTATCATTATAGATAATGAAATATCCGTATGGTCTAGACTTATACGAAGAAGAGAAGCAGCATAGTTTATAAGTCTTACCAGGAGTTACACCTACAATATTACAGAAGTTGGCACCATATGTATTTACAGCTTCTGGAACTCTCCAATTTGACCAGTCCCGATAAACGCCACTATCTGGATCGAACCAGCTTGCTAAATTGTTGTAGTTAAAGATAGCCGTACCGTTACAGTCTACTTCTCTATCTCCATATCTTTTACTATGTACTATTCTTCTAGGGAGTCTATCATTTCTAATATCATCATCCAAAGGAGACCTATTTTGTTTATAGCTTTTATAACCTAGCTGCCCAGCTCTTTGGTCCCATACTTCATCAGATCTATAATGCCATGAGTACATTACCAATACTCTATCAATACCATCTGGAATAGTAATCTCTTTAACCTTCCAATATTTATTTTCATTAGTATCCAAATCAGTAAATCTACCAGCATTCCAAGGAATTAGAGCAGTAGCAATTTCTTTAGCAGCTGCTGGAGTAGCATTAATTTCAGTAGGACCAGTAATAGTGGCACTTGTTATATTAAGAGTACCAGGGTTATACCCCTCATCTGGTGTAATAGAAACAGTAATATCTTCTCCATGAACTACCCACACTTCATTACCGCTATATTCTTTACCATTATAATGGACTGTAATAGTTTGATGAGGAGATTGAGTAATGGTTACTTTATATTTAGGAAGGTAGTTTAGAGTTATACCATTTCCTCTATCAAATAACCACATAGAGAAGTCTTCCTTAAACATCTTGGTATTTTTACCAGTAATATAGAGGCTATCGATAGCTGTAGCATCTAGGAATACTTTAATACCACTTCCATTAGGACCTTCAAATAGATCTTTTTGGAATTTACCGATTTCGTAGTTTCCAATTCTACCATTAATCCATTTAACGATTTTCTTTTTAACAACTCCTCGACTAATAGGTCTTTTAAATCTAGGGACTAAAGAATCTACTCTAGGACTGAGATTCAATACTTCTAGATTATATCTAGATTTGATATCTCTAGATACTTTATGGATATTATTAGAAATATCTAATATATCTTTTCTTTGTACTAGTTTACCATTTACAAAGACAGCCATTAGATTCTTATTAAGATTTCTATCTATTTCATATTTATTGAAATAGATATAACCACTCATAGGAAGTTCTGGAATAGCTTTATTGTACTTGGTACCAGTATAGAAACAAATAATATCAATATCATCACGAAGACCAATCATAATATGATCTTCAAACTTGATAAATCCTCTATAGATATTAATACTGTAATCTCTTCCCTGAACTAAAGCCTTTCTGTTTAAGAATACTTTAAATCTAGTTCTAAGATCAAGCATAGCATAATATGGGGAATTGATATCATATTTTCTAATACCATCTTCACCAGAAATATGTAATTCCATCTTTTGAACAGCATATTGTCCTTTATTATGGCAGAAGGTAAACTTAATATCGTCTTCTTCTGTAATACCAAATGGTACTGCATTTTTAATACGAATAGTTCTTTCACCAATTCTATCATAATATGCTTGAGGAATTAATCTTCCTTCATTATCTGTAACGAAGAATTGCATTTCTGTAAATTGTTTATATGGGAATGGAATTTCAATATCCAATACAGCATTATTTGGTGCAATAGTAATAGTAGATTGGAATTCTTTTCCATCTGCTTCTGCTTTTAAAACAGTAATAACAATCTTACCTTCAAATGATTGATTATTACCGCCAGCAATAATATCTGTATCAGTAAATTCAGCTCTTCCTGGGAAAGCTTTGCATTTAGGATCCCCAGAGATATACGATGAACCACCACCAGCTCTAATATCTCCACCACCGCCTCCATACCAGCCAGCTCCACCACCAGGAGCTCCGCCATGAACTTTGTCAGTAGCTAAATCTCTTTTACCAGGACCACCATTAAAAGCAGTACCATTAGAATCTGGAGTTGTGGTAAATGTAGAGAACTTATCTAAACTACCACCCATACCAGGTTGGTCTTGTGTACCAGGCTGCCCAGTATATCCATATCTATACCAACTATCTGCTCCATCATAATCTTCATTACCATTAGCAGTTAGTATTGGAGCACCAGTATATCCACCACCATCATAGCCTTCTAGATATACTTTAGATCCTTTATAATCTATATAATCAGTACCGCCACCACCGCCAGCAGCGATCATGATAGCAGTATTTTTATCATTTTTATCTAATGAGACTCCAGAAGAACCTCCACCACCATATCCCATCATTTGAGATATTTCTGGGTATCTAGAATCTCCGCCTTTACCAAATCCAAGACCACCAGATCTTCCTTTTGGTAAACACCCAACAGTAAGATACAAGATATCTATTTTAGAAGTATCTAAAATACCAGAAGTATAACCACCTCTAGATCCTGTTCTATTATCTCCACATAATGAACCAGCTCCATAACATTGAACTCTTATGGAATGTATCCCAGTCAAGTCTAACTCAACTGGGATTCCATTATTTGGAGTGAAAGTGAATACTGTTTGGCCGTTATTTTTATCGACTATGCTAGCCATGGGTACTCCTTTCAGCTATTATAAATAATTAACTCTAGCATTTGGTGCACCCCAAGGAGCATTATCAATAGATTGTGCAGATAAATCAGATACATGAGATCCAGGATATTCTGCAATATTGATAGTTCTCAAATTAGGACAGTTTGCAAATGCATTTTTAGCAATAGTTTTTACAGATGCAGGAATAGTAATTTCAGTTAATTCATTAGAACCAAATGCATAATCAGCTATATATTTTAAACCTTTACCTCTTACACCAAGAGTAGGTTCTACTGCATCTTCTATAACTACTTCATTTAATTTATCGCAACCATAGAAAGAGTATTCTAATATCGATTCAATAGAATTAGGAATAACTACACGAGTTAGTTTGGTAGCTCCTTTACATACTCCTTCTTCCATTGTAGTAACTGTAGAAGGAATATTCAATTCATTTAATCCACTATTAGAGAATGCTCCACTTCCTATATAAGTTAAGTTTGGTTTTAGTTTAATAGCAGAAAGATTACCACAGTTTTTAAATGCTGCAGGCATAATCTTTAATACTGTATTTTCTAAATCCATTCTAGTTAGATTATTAAATCCATAGAATTGATAAGATTGAATAACTTTAACAGATAAAGGAACTTCTACTTCAGAAGTACCAACTCTATTTTCTGGAGTATTATCCATAATATAGTTTTCAGAAGTCTTATCATAACTAATTCTTATATTCTTAGCAGGTTCGAATGCATTATCAGCAACATTAGCATTTTCTGCAATATATAAAGTATCTAATAAACCAAATGCATTTTCTTCTACTTTGATTTCAGGAACAAGTTTAACTGATCTCAATTTATGAGTAATAGCAAATGCATAAGGACTGATACGTTTATTATTTCTATCAAATGCAACGTATGCTAATTTAGTCATACCTCTAAATGTGTATGGAGTAATAGTTTCTAATGAAGTAGTAGGTTCAAACTTAATAGCAACTATATCATCATTATCAGTAAAGATAGAATAGAAGCTATTATCTTGATTCATCTTAGTATGAATAGCACCAACATTATTGGCAATTAATACATACTTAGCCATATCAGGAAGTCTATACAAAGTATCTACTTCTCTACCATTTAAGTTAGGACTTACTTTATACCATTCTACATCTAGATCATCAATAGTTGCATTGATATCTGCCGCAATAGGTGCATTATAATACAACTGAAGATTACCAGATATGAAGTCTAAGGATACTGGATGATCTTGCGAATATTCTACCTCACCAGAGATTAATACCCTGGTATACCAGTTAGAAAGATCTTCCATATATTCTAATCTACCATAGATAATATTCTGTGTGAAATCTACTGCTTTACCAGCTAATGTTGGTTTGGCATACATTTCGTCGAACCAGATATCATCATGATCTCTAGTCATATTAAATAATTCATATGGGCCTTCTATTCCATCTTCGGCAGATGATACACGTTTCTTATAGAAGTATAAGATTGTAATAGTTTTATCAGAATTGAATTGTCTATCATTCTTATAGGTAGGAATGATAACGTTTCCTTTTAGAGTATATCTTTCAGGAGTAATAAATACGCCATTGATGAACAATGCTATATTATTAGGAGTAATTTTCATCTGATCGATATACCAACTTGGTATAGAAATAATAGTTTTTGCAGTGATAGGGAATTCTATCTTTTCAAAATCTACTCTTTCTGTAAATCCACCTTTAGCTTCCAAATCTTCTACTGTAACAATAGTAAGATTTCTACCAGCATCTAAACTATAATCTGGCTCTGTAAGAGTAAGAGTTTTAGTAACTGGATTATATGCATATCTTTCGCTTTCATCTAAAGAAAGACTACCAGCAAAAGCTAAGAATTTAGTATTATAACCAATACCATCTGGAAGTTCAAATGTAACTTGATTATCTTGTTTAGCAGTAACCTGCTGAACTTTAATATTGAATCTTAGATTTTCAGTTGAATTTTCTTTATACTCTTCTAATACACCAATATTATTGAATATTACCATTACATATTGAGCATATTTACAGTGACGAATATCTATAGGATCTAATAACTGAATCTTACCATTAGATAGCAATTCATATCTAGATGGATCTATATATGTAGTATTACCAAATAATAGGAAGTTTTCTTTCTTAAGTTCATAAGAATTAAATACTGGTTTGAAGTCTAATAGACCTGTATCAGTACCACCATCTGCATAAGAATATACAAAAGTAATACCAGAGTTTTCTAACTTGCCATCTTCAGCATATTCACCATCAACTTCGAAATCTGCTCTTACATATGGGAATACGAATACTAAACAATCAACAGTAGTTTCTGTCTTTTGTAAAGCTCGTGTTTCATATAATGTAATAAAGTCCCCATCTTCTGATAAGGTATATTGTTTTCTCTTATCTAAATAGATGCCATCTTTATTAAATACAAAGAAGTATTTATTCCCTCTAGGATAAGATTTGTATGGGTAAGGCACTCTTACTACAGTTTGATTATTCTTTTCAGGATAAACAACCTTAGAGCTCATATAGACGTCATGGTTATATGGAACATGAGTAAAGTTATCATCACATTCTATATAGAATACGTCTACATAATCAGATTCTTTAAAAGTACTAGCAGAATATATACGTTTATACTTAACTCCATTTGTGAAGTTTGGAGCGATAATTTGATAGATAGAATTATTTAAAAGATGGCCATTCTTAAAGATCATATATTTCTTAGGATCCCATCCAGATTTAAATTCTTCTCCTAGAGAAAGATAATTAGTATCTTTATCTATCATATATCTATTATATAAGAACTGTCTTTTAGATCCTGCATAGAGTGGAAGGTTAGCAGCATATTTATTATCTTCAAATACCATATTATTTTTATCATCAATAATATATTTTAAAGGATATAAATGACCACTAGTAACTTCTACAAATACTTGAATATCATCATATTTGATACCAGTGCATAGACAGCATCTATCTTTAAACTTAGATTCCAATTCTTCGATTATTTGGAAATCTGTAGTCTTCTGATTTGTTCTTCGAATATATTTAGGATCTACAGGACCTTCATAACGTTTCTTTTCTATAACAGAAATAGTTAGAGGGAATTCTACTTCCATATCCGTTTTAGATAATTCAACAGTGCAATCTAGAAGATCTTTATTTTCTTCACCTTGAACGTATTCGAAATCACCAGTGATTAATGGATTTTCATCTACATAGTTTTGAAGAGTACCATATTCTACTTGAATATATGAATCATAAACACCATTTGCTTTAACACTCAAAGCCTGTTGAGTAGGTTGAATATTATATCTATAGAATTCAGTATTTCTATGATCAGTTTCATCTGTGATATAACCATTGATTGCAAATACAGAATATAAGGAGTTTAGATTATATTTAGGAATAATCTTCTCTTCTGTAGGGATTTCGTCTGCGCTAAAGGTAACTTTGCACCCATCACCCTTTAAAAATTCTACTGTTAAAATAGGATTATAAAGAGAAATAATTTCTCCATTTTTATTAGGATTTAATGGATTAAAATTTGCCATTTTAGATAATCTTGGATAAGCTTTATATAACTCATCTTCAAAATTACCTTTATCACCAGCAATTATATTTACTATAGGAACTGTTGTATATTTATCAAATATAGAGAATATACTAGTAGCCCCAATAGGAGAATCTATTGTTTTTATATTTTTTGGATCAGAAGTACGTAATCTATCTAATCCTATTTGATTAGTTTTAAATGTTATTTTTAAAACATTTTCATTTGGTTTTGGCACATAAACAGAAGATAGATCAAATAATACAGAAGAGTTTAATAGATATTCTGAATCAGTTCTGTCATATGTATTTCCAGATATTCTGTCTATTTCCCTCAGATATTGCCATATAGGATATATCTTATTATCACTATCTGTACTATCATTCTCTATCTGAGAAAGTATAATATTTTCAAGACCATCTATCTGCTTACGATTGTGAGACGGTCCATCATAATAACTATCTTTAAAAGGGATTGGAATTGTAACCACTTTGGTTACAAGCTTAGTGTACAAATGCTCTCCCTCCTTAACAATAAAAAAGCGAAATTTATTACTAGTATGTACCCCTATACGAAATTATCGTATAGGGGTTTGTTGTAGTAATAGTGTTATGCTTTAATAATAACAATTGGAACTTCGATCTTACATGGTATATCTACAGGAGTGAAATTGTAAGATGGATTTACCTTACAATAGAACTCATAAGATTCACCACTATTATCTGTAGGATCTACATAATCCCATACATAGAGATCTACATCACAATCAATATCTATTGGATTAATATCAACCTTAACTTGAACTTGGGATGGGATATCGAACGAGATATCTCTTTCATAAAGTGCTAAGCCAGGTTTGACTCTAATAGATGCAGTGAATTCAGATTCCCTTGTCTTTTCAGGAACTTCCACGATAGAAAAGACTTCGGAACTAGCTTCAAATCCAGTTCTTACTTTTCCTAAGAAGTCTTGAGTATTATTATTTATATATAATAATTGGCTATCTAATGGCTGTAAGAAGTTTACCATTTTATGACAACGAATAGATTCTAATACATCTACAGAACTAGCTGTTCTGTAAGTACCATAAATAAATTTAGCTGTGCCTCTAAAGGTTAATTCTTTATCTGGTTCAAACTGTTTTAGTTTAATACATCTGTAATCTCCATTATTGGTAGTATCAAATGTAGAACCAAATGTAATAACTGTGCCATTAGAATAAGGAATAGGAAGATATACACTTTCGATAATTCTTCTATTCCTACTAAGAACGAATCTATATTGATCATCTTTATAAGTAATACTTAGACGTAAATTAGATCTGTTTTCTATATCCTTTAAGTTGTAACTAAATACTGGGTTATGGGGATTTAATGCATTCATGACTTGCTTATATTCCTCTTGATTGCCCATATATAAGTTACAAAGAGGTTCACCAAAGCCACTCATAACGGTGATAACATTGATAAGCCCATTGCTTATATTGTAATCGAATTCAAAATCTACGTTAATACGTCCAAGAAACTCAGTTCTTCTAGGTCTGTATACGTCTTTTATATCAGCAAGAGCAGATCCTTTATATCTTATTTTACCGAATTGGTTTTTCTTATCACCATATTCTTTAAGATATAAATCATTAGTATCTTCAACACCAATAGTCTTATCAAACTCAAATGGTATAGGAATTCCAATTACTTTAGTTTCAGTAAAGATTTGTTCATTCTCACCATTCTTAAGTTTGGTTGGTGTATGGATTGTAACTCTATTACCAGAATAGGAAGTTTGATCATACCAATCTGGAACGATACCATTTAAGAAATAGATAGGGAATGATCTATAGTAGCGACTATTAAATTCATTCCTTTCCATTTCATAAGCAATATCACCATTGGCATCAAACGTTGAAGAAGAATTTAGTCTACCGACATCGAATGTTACTCTATCAGCAGTAGCCCTATCCTCATAGACTTTATCAAATTTAATTTGTTGATAGCAAGCTATATAGTCTAAAGCTCTAGCTAAATTCTCACCGTAGTGTTTACTCTTATAATATCGTGTATTGAAGTCAGACATCAACTCTTTGAAATGGTCATCCATCTCATAGAATTCTTCGAATAAAGCGATGTAACCATTCATAAATGCATTATTTGTAGGATGAACAGCTAATGCTTCATTATGAAGTGAATCTTCCATCCAAATACAGCTGATATATGTAGGAACCCTTAGCATTGGTTCTCCACTATATAAACACTTGATAATATTCCTATTATAAATTTGGCCAAACAAATCAGGTATATATCTACCATTTTGGTCAAAAGCTACTAAATTGTCTAAAGTAATTTTATACTTTTTATCAATGGTCATATCATATAGAATAAATCTACGACCAAGGGCTAATTCTTCTTGGATTGCTTTATATCTAATATTAGTAGGGTCGTCATATTCACTGACTAATTTGAATAGAGTAAAGACAGCTATCTGTCCTTGTTTTACTCCATCATTAGCTTCCATGAATACTAACTTATCCCCTTCGATTCTATATCTTCTAGGAATAACTACTTTATCATCTATGAATAGCATAAAGTTATTCATATTATATTCTAATCCAGGCATATCTGGTAAGGTAATAGAATTAGAGTTTGCTTTTATTTCTTGAGAGAAGAAATAAGGTTTTAAATGAAGAGGGCCATGTTGAGATCCCTTAGTGATATTAACAAAAGCAAATATTAAAGTATCACCTTTATGGATTAATTTAGTAGAGTTGGTAAAGGTAACAGTATGATTTGTGGAATTTATTATATAATCATTTTGATTTAAGAATATGCTACCATTGAAGATAAGTATTTGATTATAATTATCCACATCAGGCCAATCTTCTACTGGTAATTGGAATACAGTTTGTTCTTCCTCTTCTGCAACCATAGAGAAGATTTTAGATGTAGCATAGTCTTCTATTAACCAATCAGAGTTATCTGTGATGATCTCCATAGTATATAGAGTATCAGGAAGATCTAGAGTTTGATAATTAAAGAACTCAATTAGATCGACACCCATCAAACGATAAGTTCTAGGATCTAATGGAACATTGTCTCTATATAAAACTATTTGATCTCCTGGTTTTACATAACCATGGTCCCATGCTCTAAAATACATAAAGATATTTTTACCATGAACACGTTTAGCTTCAAGATTACCATATCTCCATACATAATGGACCAACTCATCATCACTATGCTTTTCAGATCCACCTTCTGAATCTACATATGATGGCATTGTTTGTTCATATATGCCATTTGTTCTAACCTTAGTATTTGGAGCTGATTCATTATCTATATAATAGAAATAAATAGCTGATTGGGAATTATCGAAGTAGCCATCTTTATTGAATTTGTAGATAGGAGTTTTATCTTCTCTTTCACCAATAAACTCTTCATAGATTACTGGGAAAGGAATCTTAATATATTCTACAGATTTTACAGGACCAGATAAGATAGGATCTCTATTATTAATGAATACAGTATAGAAATCATCAGATCTAATCATATAAATTTCTGATAATGGAACAAATTTACCATCTACAAATAATAAGAATGGGTTGATTTCTTTATTAGCTAATAAGTGATAAGCTGTACCTTCAAAGAAACGTTTCTCTTCAAAACCAACTTTATCATGAGCCATATTATATAAAGAAATTACAGTAGAATCTATATACTTAGATTCTCTATTCCATTCTTCATTCTTAAAGTATTCTCTTTCTTCATGCCATTTTATTCTAAGTCTTTGAGGAAGATATCCTCTTTGAGCTTCATTAAAATAATATGAAGTGGATTCCATTTTGTGATCAATAAGATCCTGAGTTTCTGGTTCTAATTGACCTAAAACATTTGAATGGTTATTTCTAAAATAGTTTTCTATAGTATCTTCTGTTGTGATATATAGAGTAGGAGGAATGAAAGTATCATAATATATGCATTCATCAATAATACTAATATCATCTAGATATCCACCATTAAAGGTAAATATATCATTTCTAGTACTACGTTTATATCCAATGAATAACTCATCTCCAAATATCATACTTCCTTGAATATCATTTATAGTTGTTAGACAACCATCAACGAATATTCTAAGTACGTTATCTTCTCTAGTAATTGTAAGATAATGCCATTTATCATTGAATGTATAATCTACAATAGCACTAGAATACTTTTCTTCTGGAGAAATTTGGAATGTAAAATATCCTGCCTCTTCTATATAGATGAAGTTATTAAAACTATTTTTATTATTCTTCTTATAAGATAAGATTGGAACCTTTGTATTTTTATCCAAGTTCTCTTTCTTGATTCTATACTTAAGATAAATGGTGAAGTTTTGATTAGAGTTAAAGTGTTCTTTTAGTTTAGTCACATCTTCTAACCACAATCCAGCATTATCATTAAATGGTTTAAAATAAGCAGTACCAGCTGCTTCAATAATAGATGAGGTATCTGTAAAAGATACCCCACCTAAGTTTTTAACAGAAGAATTTGTACAACCAGTTTTATCAAAATGGAGGTTAAGTAAAAAATTAGGCATTACGAATACCTCCTAATATTATTAGGCAATAGTGCCTAGCATCGTAATTACGTCTTTAGAATATTGAACCATATCTTTACCACAGATCTTTTCAATAGTCTTTTGGTTATTCAAATAACCACCAACGTATGCATCAGTAATCATAGCAGAGAATGCTGGATAGTATTCCAAACCAAATACAGTACCAGGACCGAATTGTCTCATCCATCTTTCAACAACTGTATCCAAGCTAATAGCTTTAGGATTTAGATGCATAGCGTCTCTTAAAGAGTTGATAAAGATCTTAATATTTTCATATGGATTAATATCTTTTTCTTTAATATCGCTGTGTTTACGACAAGCTCTTTCGATAGAGATATCTAAAAGAGTAGCTTCATTTTTAGAAACTCCTGCTACTCTGATAGCAATATCTCTAGCTTTATCTTCATCTTCCATTTGAAGAATACCCATCAAGAAGTACATAGCAGCAAAATAATTTACACGAATCTTACTAGATTCTTGAATAGAGATTTTTGCTAAGAAATCGATAATATGAGTAAAGGAATCTGCGAAGCATCTAGTAATATTCAAGATCAAATTAGATCTACGTTTAATAAGATCAAATTTCTTATGGTAGATCATAGTAACACCAGCATTCATAAGATAAGAAACTAAAGTAGTTTCATTTACATTATAATCGCCATGTTTAGGATCTTTTACGATACAAGTAGAAGCATCGATAAATACTTTAATCTTACCACGATCTTTACCTTTCATTTCTTTAGCACAGAATACTTTGAAAGTTCTAGGTAATGGAACTTGGCAATCTAAAAGAATTGTATTATTAGAATTTAAGATACGTAATAAAGCTTCATCTGTTCTTTGGTGTTTCAAATCAAGAATAACACCTTTAAATTCTTCAGAGGCTTTATCGATTAATGGATCAGTCATAATAGCATCCAATAAGAGTTTTTGATATTTTGGATACTGTTTATAAAAGTAAGAGTCAGAGTAGGATTTA